TCAGGAAAAGGTAGTTGCGGTTCAGCTGGTTGTCAGCCTGCCAGGTGTCGACAGTCTCGTCAAAGATGCAGGTATAGGGGCTGGTGTGCTGCATGGCGATGTCCTTGTACTCCTTGATGGTCTCCTCCACGCCCTGCTCGTTGGTGCTCTTGCTCTCGAGCTCCACAGCCTTGATGTTGTGCTCCAGCTCCTCCTGTACACGGCTGCCGAATCGGTCGGATACACGGCTCTTGTATTCCTCAAAGGCCTTGTCCAGCGCAATATAAGCCGCAGTCAGGCTCGCATTGCGCTTGGACATAATGTGGTGGGAACCGAACATGCAGCCCAGAGATACCGCACCCAGGGTGACCGCAGGCGCATACACCTTTGCCAGCTTCAGGCCGGTCTGGACATAGGTGGTCGTAATATCGCTCTTGTAATCCTTCTCGGTGTAGGTCTCGCCCTCGCTCAGCTGGACCGTGCCATCCTCGATCTGCTTCTTGGCCGTGTGGATGCTCTCAACCTGAGCATAGTGCTCGGTCATAATATCCTGTGCCTTGATGGTCGCCTTGCAGGCCAGCACGGTAGCAGTCACACCACCAATGGCAGCGCCAACGATCATAATGGTGGGGCTTGCCTTCTTCAGCTTGTAGCCGCACTTGGATGCAGCACGGGTCACTTTGCCCATGATTTCGGTTTTGTCGATCTTTTTCAGGAACTTCATAAATATCAATCCTTTCTTATTGTTCAGCGCAGCGGTACAGGGCGAGGCAGCATCAGGCGATATCCGCCCGGGATGCCCTTGATGAACGCCCCGTCAAGGTTGTACCAGCCGTAATTGTAATCGGTGCTCTCGTTGGAAACGCCCATCAGATCCCACAGGTCTCCCACAGAAACCTGACCGTACTGGCGAATCGCATCATACATCTGGGAAAGCGTGTCGTCTGCATCCGCACGGAACTCAAAGTCCAGGTTCTGCAAGCTGCGTCCTACGGCCCGGTTCGGATTTCCCTGCCGGTTGCCGGAGCCTCCCTGATAGTAGGTGTCGTAGCTGTTCCGCTGGGTGCGGGAGCCGGAGTAGTTGCTCGAAGAGCCGCGGGAACGGTCCTCGCCGAACAGTGCAATGCTGACGGCTGAGTTGAAAATGCTCCACAGACCGTTCTTCAGCATGGGCAGCAGATAGTCCACCACGATGCGGTTCTTCACGGTCTTGAGGTCCTCGGCCAGGAACTCGTTGGCGATCTTCTGGATATCGTTCTGCTCCTTGAGGGTCACTTTTCCCTTCACGACCTTCTGGAACTTCTTCTGGGGCTCTGCGGCAGGCTGCTGTCCGATGCTGCTCTTCGGCATGTTTACTTGTGCCATGTTGTCATCCTTTCAAAAACAAAAAGTAAGAGCCGCAGATTTCTCCACGGCTCTCGCCTTACCTAACATTACTTCTCTTCAGAAGTTTCCTCAACGTCCTCGTCAGGAACGTCCACCTGTGCAGAATCGACATTCTCGATCTTCCAGGGCTTCTGCCAGACGATCTTCTTCTTGGTCTTCGGCTTCTCCTCGTCCTTGTTCTGCTTCTTGGCCTTGTGCTTCCGGTACAGTCCGTATCCCACGGCTGCAACCAGACCCACAGCACCAACAGCGAGACCAATGCCCGAGCCGTTGCTCGAAGTTTCCTCGTTATCGATCATCTGAACATTCTCCTCCGGAACGACCTCAACAGAAGTCTCGTTCTCCATAGTAGTTTCGTTCATGTTCATCATTTCGTCCATTTTTGTTACCTCTTTCTTAAATATAAGTTTATAATGTCGGAGTATTACCTCCATAAAGGAAGCTGAATTTTTCGCGCCGGGTCAAATATCAATAGCCGCCCAGCCACTTCGGAGGCGTGTGATACTCCAGCGTCAGGCAGGGCATTCCATCCTCGTCCAGCCGGGACGCATAGAAAATATCAACGTTAAGCCCCGAATCCGTGTCCCAGCCCAGCAGGTCACCGTTGACACAGTGGTCGATGCCCAGATAGTCGAACAGATCATTCTCGCTCACCCGGAAGTCACTGAGTAGCTGTTTGTTGACCCCATTGACGGCCTTTTCGATCATGGCCTTGGTCGTCCAGAAGTAGGTGTTGGTCAGGCTTTCCCAGCACTTCACCCGCTGGTCGTAGGAAACATCGGTCGTGACAAGGTTCTTGGCAGGCTGGATGGTTGCCGGTTCGGGGCACTTGGCCATCTTTTCCAGTGCAATGGTCTCCCGGATCTCCTGTTCCTTCTCGGGGCCGATGGCCTCCAGCACCTTGTCCTGATAGGTCTTGAGCGCGCTCTCAGAAAGAGTGCACGCCGCGGCCAGTGCAGCATTCCGCCGCTCGTCCACATGGACTGCACCAATGACGCAGCCCGCAGATAGCACCATGCTCAGCGCAGTCGGCACATACACCGGGCCCGCCGTCTTGACAATGGTCTTCACGTCCAGCTTTTCCACGCCCAGCTCCTGCTTTTTCTCGTCCAACAGGATCATGGCCTTGGGGGTGGCCGTCACTGCAAAATAGACCGCCGTGATGCTTCCCGTGATCGCCAGACCTCCCAGGATCTTTGATGCGTTCTTTCCTGCGCTCCTGCGCACTGCCTTTGCAAATGTTTTCAGGTTCATCTTCGTACCTCCAAAAATTTATAAAAAGAAAGAGCCTACGATTTCTCGTAAGCTCTCGCCTTTCAGATATGTCCGTGCTGCTTCAAATTCTCGAAGCGAATTTCTGTTTCACGCTGATCATCGCGCTCCAGTTGGATCTGGTAACGAATATACTCGTACAGTCTGGTCGGCTGCTTCTTCAGATAGTGATACAGCCCCGTAAAGCCGTATCCTACTGAACGTGCAACTGCCTTCAGTACGCGCACCATTGCCTTGTCCATCTTTGCATAATAGTCGTGATCGTACATAAATATCAATCTCCTTTGTTTGTCAGTTTGGATATCTCTTCCATAAGGGAGACTGTATTTTTCGCGTTTACAGGTTCTTTTCTGCAAGCTGGCGCTGAACTTCCTCCCGCACCATGTCCTGCATTTCCTCTTCGCTGCGCTGCTCCTCGATCAGGTCGTGGCCAAAGCTCAGGATCGCGCTTGCAGCCATCATGGCCACGGATGCAACTTTCCACCAGTTAATGTTCTTCATATTCATTCTCCTTTTTTCTCGCAGTAATCCGCATAGGGATCGTAGTTGATATAATTCTCGATGGGCGGCTGGAAGGCATCCACGTAGTAGACTTCAAGGCCGTCGTCTGTGGTCTGCTTGTAATACCGGAAGTCGATCCAATAATACTCCCATTCATTTGCCAGATAATCCGCCGACCAGCCAGTTGTGTCCCCTTCCGGCAGATAATCCAGTCCGAGGTAATTATAAAGGCTGTTCATGGATGTCTCGCCATCCAGAGCAAAGTCGCGGTTCATTTGGTAGAACGCATCTGTCAATTCCACCTCTGTGGCATGAAAATATCTTTTTGAGATAGGCTCGTAGCAGAGCAGTTTTTCCTCTGCCATCTTGTCACGAACTTCAGGCAGCTTTTCTTCGCTGATCTGTTCCTGAATTTCTGCTTCTTTTTCCAGCCCGATGTTCTCAATCACCTTCTGCCGGTAGGTCTGATAGGTCTTTCCCAGTGCCATGTACGCCGCGGTCAGGCCTGCGATCTGCTTTTTGTTCAGCGCGTTGGAGCCCAGGATGCAGGCGATGGTGCCGCCGCCAAGAATCACTGCTGGAACGTATGCTTTCCAGCACATCAGAACAATTTGTTTCTTTGTCGGAGGCTCTTCTGTCACTCCAAACTCGTTTTCGTTGAATTTTGTCAGCTCCTTGTCAACTTCAAGTATGTGCTGTGCCTTCGTGGTCGCCCGCCCGGTCTCGATGGCCGTTGCCACCACGCCTACAGATGCCGCCACTGCCAGGATGGTTCCGCCGTGCTTGCGCAAGAATTTCGCGCATGTTTTCGTCAGTTTCATTGTCCGACCTCCAAATTTCAAAAGCAGAAGTTTATCTCTTCCGGAATCGGCCAACAGTTATCATCGCCTTCTTCCTCGGGGATGTAGCTGTCACCATTTATGGTGAATTCACCATTTTTAAGCTTATTCATCATAATAACTGTTCCGTCGTTACTTTCTTGTATAAGCCGCAGTTCCTCCTCGGTTAATTCCATACGCACGCCAAGGCGCATCCATACAGATTTCTTTACAGCACTCACAATGTTCAACCTCCATTTTGAAAAATAAAAGAGCCTACGATTTCTCGTAAGCTCCACTTCGATTAGTTGCTTTCTTTCTTTTTCATCTTCTTAAAAAGCACGCTCTTATAACGATCGAATACCATCCGGTTGCGCTTGCAATACACTTTGTGAAACGTATCGTCCAGTTCATGTGCCGCCTGCATGTGGCCGTATTTTACCAAATCGCCCCATGCACACGCCATACTTACTGCGGCGAGTGCGTCAATCACATAATAAGCTGCAATGCAACCCCCAATTGCTCCAATCAATTTCTTCATAGTTTTGTACCTCCAAAAATATAATTCTGAGACTAACCATCTCATAAAGCGCACTGAATTTTTCGCGTCAGATTACATCAGCCTTCTTGAGAATATCCATCAGCTGTGCCTTGGTCATCTCTGCGTCCACCACCAGATGGATCTTCAACTTCTGCTCTTTTTCGCTCCAGTTCGCCTGAACCTCGCCCAACTGCACCTCTGTGCCGGGCAACTGCTTTTTCAGTATCTTGTTGATGACCTGCGAGATGATGCGGCGCAGAAAACTTGACCGGATCAGCATAATGTCCTCCATAATCGTTCAACCTCCAAAAATAAAAATGAAAAAAGAGAGTGGAGATCGAGTCCACACCTCCACAATGAAGTGGCGCTCTACCATTTGAGCTATCTCTTCCATAAGGGAACATGAATTTTTCGCGGCTTGATAAAAAGATAAGAGGGCGTGATCTTTCAGATTTCGTCCTCTTCCAGATTGCTCTCTTCGTCTTTTGTATCAACCCAATTGTTCAGTTTGCTCATCTGATAATACGCCCATCCGCACAATGCCAAGCTAATGCTTGCACATACGGTGCAGTATTTGAAATAAGCCCCATAAGTAATAGGTTTGTTCATAAAGTTCTTAATAGCTTTCATCATAGTAATTTCTCCTTTCAATGTAAGCCCTCTTACCTCCATAAAGGAAGCTGTATTTTTTGCGCCGAAAAGAAAGAGCCCATGCTTTCGCATAAGCCCTTCTCCGGGTCGGCCCAACTCAAGTTGTGTTCAACCGGTCTATCGTCAAATATCAGTCTTTCGACGGCCGGAATGCCCGACACAACAGCCATACAATAACGGTTACAATCGCCATTGCAATTGCTGTCATGATCATCTGCCCAACCGTAATCGAATAATTCCAAATTTTCTTAAAAATAGATTCGTTCATATTACATTCTCCTTTTCTTGGGCCTTTGTCCCATAAAGCACGGAGAATTTTTCGCGTTTGGGCAAAAGAAAAGAGCCTACGATTCTTTACACGTGCTCAGATCAAACTCCGGTCAAACACGGTCTCCCAGCGTTCTTTCTTGAGGGGCTTCATGCGCAGTGCCCACATGATCTGCCGTACGGTCACAGTCGGGTACTCGCCCTTTGTGTTTTTCTTCTTGGCATGGCTGTTAAAATATTGCCGGAACCCTTCATGCAGATAGATCTTGTCGGTTAGCCAGGGGTCAATGGTGCTCCAGTAAGTAGCCTTGGTTTCCTCGTTGTACCGCTGCTGGATCACGCACAGGCCTTTTCCCTGTTCCCGGTAGAGCGTGCAGACACGGTACACCGGGTGATTGCATCGGTAAACGCTCCCGTAGTAGCTCGTCCACTCTTTTGGCGGTATGTCGTGATATCTCATAAAAAATAAAGAGAGTCCGCAGCTTTCGCCACGAGCCCTCTCGGTTCCTCCTTTACTTTCTGTCCGTAAAGCCTCTTTTGATCTCATGGAGACCATCGTTCATTGCTCTGGAAAGCGGCGCTACACCGCCAGCCTCGCAGATCGACCAGTATACCGTCGTACCAATCGTTCCCAGAAACGTCAGGCAGCTGATGCCAAACTTCGCCCACTCAATGCGCCGTGCCTTCGCAGCCTTTTCCTGATCATTGATGACCTCCTGGCCCTTCCGCCGTTCCTCATCCTCTTTCAAGTTCTGGTTGCTCTCCTGCTCATCGCTCTTGAGCTGCATGTCGTACAGCTGCAATGCCATCTTCGCCGTGTTCGTGTACTCTTCCGTACCCGGTTTCAAGTCCTTGAGACTCTCCAGCGATTGCTTTGCCGCTTCCTTCAGCAATTCTTTGTTTTCGTAGTTTTCCATTTTGATTTTCTCCTTTACAAAGTAATTAGAGTTTCCTCCATTAAGCACCATGTTTTTCTCGCGTCAGGTCCAGTTTGTGCACCCGCAGCATGATGTACTTGTCGCCTTCAAAATTCTTCACCTCCTCGTCCAGGCTCAGGCTCAGGTAGGGCCAGTCGGGGGAATCTTCCTCGCCGATCAGCAGCTCCCCCACTTCGTAAATATCACGGTAATGGAACCAGCGGTAGAGCGCCATCCCAAAGAGCAGCCCCAGAACGATGGCAACGAATAACACAGCATAGTAGATGTACAGCATTTTGAGAATCTCCTTTTAATAATGTAGTGGATAAAACGGTCTTCTGCGTGATGAAAAAAATAAAAAGAGCCTACGATTTCTCGTAAGCTCTCTACGCCTTAGATGTCGTTGCGAATCAGAAACAGGTCATTTCTGCTTCGAGTTGCTCTCACAATTCCGTTCGCACGAAGCAACACGATCGCATTGGCATAAGCCGAACGCGCATTCTTAGCATTCTTGTACTCGTCCGTATTCACATACATGACTTTCTGATTGCTTTCGATAAACACGCGGACCTTGTCCATTGCGTTCACATAGCCTCTGTCGTAATTTGTTTTTACTCGGTAGCCCATAGTTTCAATCTCCTTTATTCATATTCGGAAGACATCCTTCCATAAAGCACAGGGAAAATTTCGCGTTGCTTCGTTACGGCCTATTCTAAAATAGAAAAAAAGAAAAGAGCGCATGTTTCCATACGCCCGTTTTCCGGTCAGAATCCATCAGCGGATACCACACCGAACATCGTTCAGCATGAGGAGTTCTTCGCCCTCATTCCAGCCCGCATACTTGTCGTTATACGACTCGTTAAATGCGGCCATAATAGAGTTCATCATTTCCTCAAAGCCCTTCACAATATTCTCCAGCATAGTAAATACCTCCTAAAATTGTTTATTTCTTTCCATAATAGAAGGTGAAA